CGCGCCGACGAACGATTCCACTATGCGCAGAGCAAGCCGTATTTCGAGGCGTGGTCGAAGAATCAGTTCGAGGCAAGCGGCGGAAAGAGCTACGGCAACGTGCGCGCGATGCACGGCAAGGTAGCCGCCGGGGTCATCCCCGAGCCGCTATCGTTCAGCGACATGAACGGGACGATCGATGCCGTATTCAAGATCGTTGATGATCAGGAATGGGCTAAAGTTCTGGCCGGCGTCTATACCGGCGCGTCGATTGGCGGCTCGTATGTAGGCGCAAAGGTCGAGGAGAAGATCGGCGACCGCACCATCAAGCGCTACGTCGCCAACCCGGTCGAAGTCAGCCTCGTCGATTCGCCATGCGTTCCGACGGCGAAGTTCTTTGACATCGTGAAAGCCGACGGAGCGACCGAAAAGCGAGCGTTCAAACTGGCCGAAACCGAATACAAGATCGAAGGCACCGAGGAGCAGATCGAGCAGTTCGCGAAGGATATGGCGACGAACGGCCTCACGATGGCCGACGTTCTCGACATGATCGCAAAGGCCGACAAAAAGAAAAAGGGCGAGAAGCCGGGCGACGCAGCCGACGACAAGGAACCGGACGACGACGCCGACGATACAACGAAAGCCATGAGCGCGTTCGCCAAGGCGGGCACGCTGGCGAAGGCGCTCGCCGACCCGGAACTACTACTCGTCGATCTGATGAAGCTCGCCGAAGCCGAACTGACCGACGACGAGCGCAAGGGCCTGAAGACGCCAGAGGCCGTCAAGGCGGCGATCATCGCCAAGGCCGGACGGTTCACCGCGGCGCACGCCGACAAGGTGCAAGCGATTCACGATCACGCCGCATCAATGGGCGCGGACTGCTCGGCCGGCAAAGCGGCCAAGGTCGACGATCTCGCGAAGTCCGCCGACGTCGTCGCGCTGCAGAAAGCCGTCGACGAACTGAAGGAGAAGGTCAAGAAGTACGAATCGCAGCCGGTTCCCCACGTCATGCTTCGCGCCGTCACGAAGCAAGTCGCGGGCGATCCGGCAGTGAAAGCGGCGGTCGCATTGGCCGATACGCCGATCCATCCGACGCTTGAAAAAGCGGACTACGTTTACAACGGCGACGGCTCGGTCGATTGGGCCACGTCATACACTCAGAAGCGTTACAAACTGGCGGCTGCTGCTGCTTAAGCGCGAGCCTTCGACAACCTCTAACCTAACCGAATAGCAGCAGGAGATACCGTCATGGATGCACTTTCCCCGAACGTACTGGAACTGTTCAAGGAAACGCCGTGGAAGAAAGGCGTCGACCCGGCCGTCGCAATTAACATCATGAAGTCGTGCCTGTTCAAGGCCGACGGCTCGCCTAATGCGATCCCGCCGGAAGAATTGCAAAAGCGCTTCGGCCAATCGATGCAAAAGGCGTTCACGCAGCCGTCGAGCGCGACGTCCGGCCTAGCGCAGTACGACCTCGAGCAAGGCGCGCGCCTGCTCTACCCGGTCACGACCGAATTTCGCAACATGATCCCGCGCGTCACCGGCGGCACCGGCATTCAATCGAACTGGCGCGCGCTGACCGCGATCAACCCGACGAACATCAATATCGGCTTGAGCGAAGGGCACCGCGGCGCGGCGATGGCACAGACGGTCGTCGACAAGACGGCACCTTTCCGCACGTCCGGCCTTGACAATTTCGTCACCGAGCAGGCGTATCTCGCCGCTGTGACGTTCGAGGACTTGATGGCGCTGGCAGCGACCACGACGCTGCAGGGCGTGATGGAGGGCGAAGAGCGCATGGACATCGGCGCGAATTCGTCACTCCTGCTCGGCACGGCGGCAACGCCGGCCGGGACGCCCGTTACGACCGGCGGCACGCTGGCCGACGGCTCGACCTATAGCGTCATCGTCGTCGCCCTGACGTACATGGGGATGCAAACGTCGACCCCGCCAACCGTTACCGGTACCGGCTCGGCTGCGGTTCCGGCCGGCGGCGCTGTTGCGCTGCCGTATACCCGCTCTAATCTGGACGGGTCGACCGATCTGATTCAGGGATTCTCCGGCATCCAATCGGCCGCTAGCTCGGCGGTCAACGTTTCCGGCGGCACCAATCACGGATCGATCACGGCAACGGTCACCGCGACCCGCGGCGCGATCGGGTATGCGTGGTATCTCGGCCTCACCGCCGGTACGGAAAAGCTCGTGGCGATCACCGGCTATCCGACCGCCACGTTCACGTCGCTGAACGCGACCGGCCAGGCCGCAACGGCCCTGCCGGCGACCGATACGTCGACCAATTCGCTGAACTACGACGGCATCCTGACGCAGATTCTCGCGTCGGGCAGCGGCGCGTATTACGCCGACTTGGGCGGGCAACCGCTGACGACCGCCGGTTCCGGCTCGGGCGGGATCACCGAGTTCAATGCCCTGATCGCCGACCGGATCGCGAATTACCGGCTCGTGCCGACCGACATATTTATGTCGCCGACCGATCAGAAGGCGCTCTCGAATCTGATCCTGACCGGCAATACGAACCTCGCGCCGTTCTTTATGGGCGACTCGAGTTCGGGCGGCATGGCGGCAGCGGTGCAGGCGAAGGTCTATAACAACCCCGTGGGATTCTCGACGGCGCAGCTGCAGATTCACGCGCACCCGTTCATCCCGGCCGGCACGATCATCTTCTACAGCCGCACCAATCCGTACCCGCTGTCGAACGTGCCGAATATCATCCGCAAGCTCTGCCGGCGCGATTACTGGCAAGTGGATTGGCCGGTCGTCACCCTGCAGCGCACGCTCGGCGTTTATTTCGACGCCGTCCTGCAGATGTATTTCCCGCCGGCCTTCGGCGTCATTACGGGGGTCAAGAGCGCATAGATGAATGTCTGAGCAGCAAACCGCGGCGGTGCGTCGGGCTTCTCCTCCCTGACCGACTTCTACCCCGCCGCCGCGGTCTTTTTGCAAACGACGATGAATCCTGACGACCTTACAACTCTAGAGAATGCAAAGGCGTGGCTCGGTCTGTCCGGCGTGGCGATCGCGGACATATCGACGGCCAATCCGGCCGTGGTAACGCTCGCCTATGCGCCGCAGACGCCGCTTTCGAGCGGGTTGACCGTCGGCATCAGCGCGGTCAATGGCGCGACATGGGCCAACGGCAACGAGTACGTCATTACCATGATCGACGCGACGCACTTCTCGATCCCGATCGATTCGACGGCGCTCGCGGTCTATACCGACGGCGGTCTGGCTGGCCTCACCGATACGCTGATGCAGCGTCTTATCTCGGCCGTTTCAACGTACATCCAGTCGGCGCTCAATCGCACGATTCGCAATCTGCCCTACGTCGAGTTTCGGAGCGGAACTGGCGGGCAGACGATGCTGACGCTCAATTTCCCGATCACGAACGTCCAGGGCGTTGCGATCAACGGCATACAACTGCCGTCGCGCCCGCCGTTCGCGGCGACGTCGACGACGAACTTCATCGGCTTCGGCTGGCAGACGTCCGGCCCGAGCGGCTTCGTATGGGACGATCTGCGCGTCATGGTCACGGGCTATACGTTCGAGCGCGGATTTTCCAACGTGCAGATCGACTATGCAGCCGGCTTCCTTGTCACCGGCGAAGCGCAGCGCGTGCCGGCGGCCGATCCGTTCTCGCTAGTTACGCTGGCGCACTGGAACGCTGGCGACCGTGGCGTGACTTACGCCGACGGCTCGCCATTGCAAGCGACTTCGTTCGGATCGGTCCTGACGCGCGGCAGTTATAGCGTCGATCCGAATGGCGTCTATTACTTCTCGTCGGACGATGCCGGGGCCGCGGTCTTGCTTTCGTATGGCTTCGTCCCGTTCGACGTGGAGCAGGCGGCGGTAGACATGATCGGCGATTGGTTCCGCTATCGCGACCGCATCGGACAGACTTCGATGACGATCGAGGCGCAATCGATTACGTTCACGAATACCGCTATCACGGCGCGCGCGCAAGGCATCATGAATCAATACAAGCGCGTCGCGCCAGTCTACTAAGGAGGACGCAATGGACCTATCCGTACTCGTTCACATTTTGGTCTGGATCATCATCGTCGGCTGCATCTTCGGCCTGCTCTGGTGGCTGATCGGATACGTCGGATTGCCCGAGCCGTTCAACAAGATCGCCCGCGTCGCGGTTGCGGTTATCGCCGTGCTACTGCTTATCAACGTCCTGCTCGGATTCGTCGGCGGCACGCCGATGGTGCACCTCAACCGATGATCTCAGGCTACATCATCGGCGATAAGGCGCTCGTCGCCCGCATCCGGGGCGCGGGCGCTGTCGTCAAGGCCGAGATCGATCAGACCGTGCAGAAGCTGGGCTTCGCACTGCAGGCGCGCGTGCAGACGCAGAAGCTAACGGGCCAGGTCTTGCGCGTTCGGACCGGCCGGCTGCGCTCGAGCATTTCGCAGAGCGCGGCCGAAACGCGCTCGCGCTTTGAATCGACCGATACGACCGCAATCGCCTACGTCGGGACAAACGTCAGCTACGGCGCAATGTGGGAACATGGATTTAGCCGCAAAGTCGGCGCGGGGGCGCGCGGCGGCCCTCGGACTCTGTCCGGCAAGGCGCTCGACTCCTATATCCGCCGGCACCCGCCTGGCGTCCGGCAAGTGGCAGCGCGGCCGTTCCTGGCCCCCGCCCTGTTCGAGATGCGCGCGCAGATTCAGACCGAGCTCGGCGCGGCGCTCAAGCGTGGCATGGAAAAGGCGCTGCACGAATGAATCCCGGCGACCTCTATCAGACCATGATCGCGCGCGGCTTCGTGCCGTACATCGCGCAGCCGCGGGCCGCCGTCAATGCCTGCCGCGGCGCGCTAGGACTGCCGCCATACCGCGCGCTCGGCGGCTGGCTACCTCCGCGCCGGAAGGGCCGCCGTGGCGCTGCGTGAGCCGATCTACCAAGCCCTGTTCGACCTCGTGACGAACTTCCCCGCCGTCCGCGCGCAGTTCCGCACCTTCGGCCGGCTGCTGCCGCACGTCGAGGACGTTTCCGCGGCGCAATGTCCGGCGCTCTACACGTTCCAGCTTCCCGAGCGGCGCGTTTACAAAGGC